TTGGATTAACAATGATTATGTTGTTTCCGACTTTGATGTAGGACGATTTACGTCTTCATTAAAAATAGCTGATTTTGATGATATTCGCAACCGGATTGCAAAGAATTGCGTTCATATCAAAGCTCAATACTACTATGGTGATGAGCGACGAGTGCGATTAGGGAAAGCTGTGTGCCTTGGTGGTAATATTTATATGACCAACAAGCACAATATTCCCGAGGGAGAGATTAATATGACATTGATCTCATCCCCAGCAGTGCAAGGAGTTACGCAAAATGTAGAATTTTTGTTACTTCCCAATGATATTTTCTTTAATGAATCTAGGGATTTAGCATTTTTTATTGCTGCATGTTGTCCTCCACGACGTAGTATTTTGGAATTTTTTGCTAAGAAAGATTTTAAAACTGTGTGTGAAGGATATTTAGTTCAGCGCGATGCTAGTGGAAATCAAAAATCACTTGCTTTGCGTGGAATTACGCGTCAAGATAATTATTTTGTGAGTGATCACAATATGCATTATCCTTCCTGGTATGCCCAATCTGCAATTAACACTGAAAGTGGTGATTGTGGATCGGTAATGTTAGGAAAAACTCCTTTGGGACCAGTTATTCTTGGTATTCATCAAACGGGTGGAAAATTCAATGCTGTGACTTCAGTTCAAGTTTATCGTACTGATTTTGCATGTATTGAACATCTTATTGATGAAATGTTTGCCCCTACTAAACCTAAATTGGTTGATGTACAGGGTAATGAACTACCACTACAACCGCTTCACCATAAAAGCGTTTTTCGTTATATGGAAAGTGGAACTGCTAGTGTTTACGGTAGTTTACCAGGATTTCGACCAAAGCATAACTCAAAAGTAGTTAAGACATATATCCATGATAATGTTGTAGCTCGAGGCTATGAAGTTAAAACTGATAAGCCTGTTATGCAAGGTTGGGCCCCTTGGCGCTTAGGTGCTGTAGACATTGTTCAACAAAAATATCAAATGCGTACTGACATTCTTGAAGAATGTGTACAATCTTTTACACAAGATATTCTAGGATCTCTTAGTAAGAAGGATATGGTAGATTTGGTTGTTTTGAACGATAGTGCAACGCTAAACGGACTTCCAGGTGTTCGCTTTATTGATAAAATGAAACGCAATACATCTATGGGATTTCCATGGCGTCGTAAGAAATCGCTCTATCTTCAACAGATGGGGCAAGTGGAACAATGGCAAGATTATGTTCAATTTGAC